GTGTATTTCAACATGGGCTGTATATATTTAGGAAAGAGCGTAAATCTCTACGGGAATTGCCGCCGTATCATCACCAGCAACACTGTCAAAGCTAGCATAGCGCATTCCTCTTTCAAATCTGATAGCATTAGTTGTAATGCTTGTGATTTCACGTAGATACATATTCGGTTGTGCGCGGTCGTCTGTTCTATCCCAAATCATCATTGTTTCATGTTCATTGGTGTATAGATTTAATGGGATAACAACTGTTCCGCCGCGCACTGTTCGCGTGGTGCTAATTCGGCTAAGAAAACGGATAAGGAAAAGTTTTGTGTTTTCAGGGGTGTTGGTTAGAGTGGCAGTAAACTCTCCACTTTCTGTTGCACGCGTCCAAACTTTTGTCAGTTTCATGCCTGCTTTCTGTGCAGCTTCCAGAGCGTTATTTGCCACCGTAGCCGCCGCCTGTGCCGTCTGAGTAGCATTAACCGCCGTCTGATTCACAGCATCCAACTGCGCCTTACTTGCCCATTCAGCAGGGCCTTTTCCGTCAAAGGTCTGAGCGTTAACCACGTCAGGCCATGCGATAACCACCATCGCATTAGCCGCATTCACCCATGCGACATACATCTCGCCGCCCTTGACAGTTTTCTTACTGCCGTCCAGTGCCACAATGTCATTAACAGTTTCCTGATAACTCCATGTGTTAGCGTCACCAGCGGCAATGAACTTGAACACAGTCACGTTAGGTGTAGGATTCTGAGACAGCTTCAACAGGTTAGCGGACGCAGTAGTGGTGTAAGTAGGCACACCGCCCTTAGTTTGGATTTCATAGATAATGTTGTCCAGACTTTCAAAGTTGGCGTTGGTGCTTAGGGGATTGAAAATGTCAGCGGCTTCACGCAGGTCAAGTTGCAGGTGTTCAGTCTGAGTACTCATAATAAAATACCTCCTTAATTAGTGCTGAAGAACAAAGTTCTTTGCGTCAGTGATAAACTCCTGACAGGTCTTATTGTAGTTGATAATCTGTGTGCAGGTGTTATTTTTTGCGTACATATCACCGCAAGTAAGTGTGCCCGGCGCATGGAACATACACAAGAAATCAAACATCGCCTGAATGGTTACATACTTACCAGCCAGAAGGTTATACACCTTTGCGTTTTTGATATTCTTCGTGATAATGTCCGGCAACTGCAACAGCAACATAGCCATGCTTGCATCTGTGTAGGCATTAGCCTGTCGCAACATCGTTTTAAGTTCTGCTCGTGCATCCCTGATTTCCTGCTCAAGCAGGTCAATCTGTGCATTGACGAGTTTCTGATAGTCCGCAAATGCTTTGTCTTGCTTCGCGGTGTAAGCCGCAAACTGAGCGTTAATCTCAGACTTGAATGCCGCAAATTCCGCTTCAAGCTGTGCAAAGTCACGCCGCAATAGCCCAATCTGCTGGTCAGTATAGGCATTAGCTTCCTTTAAGATTCTATCCTCAATGCTGTCAACTTTCTCGTCAAGTTCTTTGATTTTCTTTAGAATCCAGTCCAGATTCAATTCGTGGAAATTCGCATAGGGAAATTGCTCAAATAGTCCCATGACAATACCCCCTTAATAGACTTGTAGACAGAACCTATTTTTGAAACTGGTGATAATAACGTCAATGATATTGTACTCTGCAATCTGCCGCTCTTGCTCAATCATTTTCTGTTTGGTGTAGAATCCAGTGTTACCATGGATAGAACCTTCCCTGTCCAGTGCACGTTTGCCTTTCTCGTCAGAAATAGTTCCGTCTTTAGTTTTGATGGTTACATCTTTTTCGTTAGTAACATTTCCTGTTTCAGTTGACAGAGAATTTCCAGAAGTCTGTTTTGTTGGTGTGAAATCACTTTCATTATATGCACTCACATATTCTTTGGCACTCGTATTAGAACTGTTTTCACTACTAAGTTTACTTGAACTATCCGATTGAGTTGAACTGTCTCCAAGAGTTTCACTGTCAAGGTTTTTAGTGGTATTTTCGTCCTCAGTCCACTTTTCCTTGCGGTCATAGTTTTCAATAGGATTGTACTCTAACAGTGTAGTCTTATACAGTCTATCCCATACAGGCAGTTCCTTTGCGCTCCAACGCCCAATCATAGCTTGCATGAAAACAGCGTCAGGGTAAATGACTTCCAGTTCAGCAGTCTCCGCGAGCAGGTTATCCTTTACAATTTCAATGTCCACGCCTTCCGGCACAACCAGTTCTCCAAGGATTCCCTCATTCAGAGCTTTCAGTCCTAACAGGCTTACTGTTGCCGACATTGTTAACACCTCCCTCGTAAGCGTCAGGGAAACGCCATTCGACAGAAATATCTAAGCCAAACATATCGTTTGTAGCCTTAATAGATTCCTGCAATTCTTCCAGCCACATAGCGCATTTGCTCTGAGTTTCAATATTGTTGGCGTTAACCTCGTCAGTGACAAGGCGTTCACGCTTATCGGTGTTAGCGTTAGGAATACCAATGTCGGTGTCAAACATTGCTTCAATCTTGCGCATATCGCTCAGAATGTCAGAACTGATATAGACCTGCTTCAAGTTCTGTTCAAAGGCTTCCCACGCCTTGCTTCCGTCATCCTTATAGAGATTCTTGTCGATAACTGTGCAGACTTCTCCGCTTGCAACACGGTCATACATTTTCTTGAAACTCTCAGCGGCTGTCTTGTTACCTGCCGCAAACACATAGGCAAGGTGTGTGTTCATCAAGTTCATGCCGACAGATTCAGCGCAAAGTGCAAGCATATCAGCATAGTACCCGACAATATCCATGATTCCGCCATAGTCAGGCTGTAAGCGGATAATCGTGCACTGACTTCCGATTCTTGGCTGTAAGTTGCCACGCAACAGAGGGTTAGTGATAATTGCATTGGTTGGCTGATAGAAAACATTGTAGCCAGTAAGAGTGCATCCTTGGGGGATAACTCCGAACGTGCTTGTGTTCACAACAGCCAGATAGCCCCAACAGTATAGTACATACAGGAAGTAGTTCTTGCTCCAATGCTCTGGAAGTTTCCACTTAAACAGTGACATTGCTTTCTGCAACAGATATCGTGCAAAGTATTGCGACAGTGCTGTGTTTCTGCAATGTACAGTTGAAGGACTAACAGCGGAGTTAGCTACGTTAATGTAATCATAGCTTGCAGGGATTCCGTTTCCAACCAAGTTACCATCTCCTTTCTTTTATTTTGAACAACAGCCAAATCGGAATATTGCTGGGAGTTGGCGGTGTAGGTGGTTCTTCACCAGTAATATACTTATACCAATATTCAGCTTGTTTGCTTCTGGCAGGTTGCGGTTTTACAGTAGGTCTTTCATAGTTGAAAAGAAACGCTTGTGCAAGATATGACGGTGAGAGAGTAGACTGAGAAAACTCTCTGAATGTCATAGGATAGGTGTTTGTGCTAATCCATTGCAAGTGATTTTCCAACTCGTATTGGATACGCTCCATTTCCTTCTGGCCATTATCTTGCCAACCAGCACCTGCCCACTCCGAATAATTTGTGTATGGCGTCCACTGAACAAGACCATAGCCGCCTACAAATGGCTCAAGATTTTCCCAAATGCCGGGATTAAGAGTGCTCTCTGTCTGCATATTGCCAAACATGGCTGAAATTGCATTATCAGTCCATCCATTAGACTTGAAGAAATAGTGCATAATGTCAGCATTATTTTGCATTTCAGACAGTGTAAGGTATCTGTTTCCTGTAATCCACGCCATAGGAACTCACCTACTCATAGAAATAGCCAGATTCAAGGTATCTCTTTACCATTCTGTTTTCTTCACTTGTTCCAGCGATTGCTAAATCGGGGTCTGCAATCATTTGATAGCCAGGAATCTTGGACAGTTCAACTTTTTTGCAGTAAGGTCTTCCCCTGTCCTCGTTGTCTTCGTCAGCGATTGAATAAAATTCAGACTTTAGGATAATATTCTGCTTGATACCCAACATACTTCCGTTTAGGCCGCTTACGCTAACGTCCGGGAATGCAGTAGCTAAACCGCTACCAATAGCGCCTATACCTCCCATAATAGCACCGACAGCGTTACCTGTTGCAACAGAGGTTGCCGTTTGTGCAACAGACTTTACAGCACCGCCGATATTATTAAAAAATCCGCTTGTCATTTGCGCAAGGTTTATTGGAATTCCAACCTGTGAAAATGTCTGTGTCAAGAAAGTAGCATCTTGTGTTGAGCCTCCTAGCACGGCAAGTCTTGCAGTATTCGCCAGTATATCAATCTGTACGAGCGTCCCAATTTTTGAGTAGCTTGCAAGCACGTTAGCGTCTAATGCGATACTGCCAATACCGGGGTAATACAAAGTATGCTTTGTGTATGGCGCATTATTCAAGTAGTTTCCTCGTGCTACTTGCGGATGCTTCGGCACTGTCAGGAACACATATCCACTTGAAATATAGGCGTTCTTTGCTGGGATACCAGCGCCACTAACAGGGATAGTCCACCAACCGACACGCACACTCGAAAGTTTTCCGGTAATGGGAATTTTAATTGGAAACCAGTTGCATGAAACAATGTATTGCATGGGATTAAAAAGTGCTTTAACAAGGTCTTCGGAAATATCACTGATTCCTGTCCATGACGCATCACCAAGCAAGTACGCACACAAGCTGTTAAATGCTGTCTGGTCAAATACATAATAATGTGTAGCTCCCACGCCGTCAGGGTCATTGTTTATAATACCGACAACATAGCTTCCCTGTTCAAAGTCCGTTGCAAAGGGGTTATCGCTTGTTGTCAGAACGGTGTTTGGTGTTGCTTTTGCCGGATACATATTGTCAACAACATTTCCGTCAAAGCTATGTGAACTCCTTGTTACATATTGAGTGCTGTTTCCGATACTGTTTTTCCAACTTGCTAACACATCAACTTCCATGTGGGCAGTCCACAAATGCCCTTCTGATACAGTCCAGTCTCTAATGAAATAGTATCTATTCCCAAGGTCTGAAATGTATGCGTAGTTGTAAAAAGATGGATTTCCCTTTAAACCAAAGTCAAAGGTAATTTCCGGTCTCAATAAACTTGTGGGCATTTTAAGAACAGCTCTGTGGTCTCTCTGCGTAGCACTTGCATCAGGTCTTTTGGTGCTATTCTCTCTTTTCTTGAACTCATAGAGTGTTACTGTTAACATAAGACCTCCTTATTATAGGGGCAGGACACGAGGATAGTGCCCCACCCCTCCAAGTGCTTAGTTAAGCAACAGCACAACGCCCTTCTCGCTCATGTCCATGATAGCCCGGAAATTAACATGGTCATAAGTGTTCCAATAGCCAGCCTTTGCATTAAACGGAGTGACAGCCGCCCAGTTATTAACCTGAGCATATCCAAGCGCTTCCTCGTCAAAGATAACGCCAAAGATACCTGCCTGTTCAACAGCTTCACCTGTAGTAGCAGTGCCTGTAGTATTGGTATACACGGGAGTAACGTTGATGGAATCAGGGGTTTCAATCGACTGCCAGAAGTTAACGCCTTCGTAGTCGGTAAACTTCAAGTAGTTATCATGGAAGGTATTCGCCTTAACCATAGCGTCAAACTGGTCCATAGCCTTTGCATACAGGTAAACCTTCTGCTTATTGGCAGGGGTATGACGCATTACATGCTTCTCATTGATAACGGTCTGGTACATTTCAGAACGCTCAGTCATCATACGAGAAATGGTAGCGATACGTGCATACGCCCACTGCATAAAGCTACTGAAATTCTCAGGCTGATAGACATTCTGTGCGGTCAACTTCAAACCAGTTTCTGCATTATACTCAGTCAGCAAGTGCACAACTCTGGTGGTCTGCTTCTCAGCCAACAGAGAACCAATATAGTTAGCAAGGATACCTCTTGCAATGTTCTCTCTATACTGCTCCAACTTGTCAGTGCGGTTTCCGGTCACAAGGGAGTTGAAACGCATAAATTCCTCTGCATTTGTAAAGGCAACATCCAACTGGTCTTTGAAAATAGTGTAGCTATTCTCGTAAACAGACTGCCCGTAAAAGTTCACCTGCAAAATGTCTGGCTTATTCAGTGCGTACATATCCACACTCTGACCATTGCCAATAGCATTAGGTGCTTTAGCGGTGTCATAACCAACAGGCCAAGTGAATCGTGCATCGTCTTCAATCGGCTTGTCTGCAATGGACAGCTTGCGCACTGCATTGCCCCAACGCTCCATAGACATTTCCAGTCCAGAGAACTTACGGCTGTAAGGTCTAATACTGAAAATTGTTCTGCCCCACATCTGAGACATTGCGTTCAGAATAGGGTCATAGCCAGTCTTGAGTGCGGTCTGTGCCACACTGACAAACTCGCCGGGTGTACTGGCGGCAATAGTTACCTGTCCAGTTGCCTGTTTAACAAGGCTCTGCAAAATAGTACCAGCCTGAAAAACAGTCATGTCATTTACATTAGGCATAATTACTTATCTCCTTTCGGTGCAGGATTGATAATCTCTGCAAGAATTTCTTCGGGTGTCTGTACCTTGGGCTGATTCACGTTAATAATGTTACTACCCTGAACCAGGCCAGTCAGCTTCTGCAACTCTGCAAGTACAGGGTCAACGGGCTGTGCCTGAGTAGGAACGGGATGTTCCGTAGTAGGAACGGGCTGTGCCGGAGTAGAAACAGGCTGTGTCGGAGTAGGAACAGGCTGTACCGGAGTAGGAACAGGCTGTGCCGGAGTAGGAAGAGGCTGGTTAGCCACCATAGAAAGTCCGGCAATCTGCTGTGCAGTAAATCCTGCTTTTGCAAGGGTTAGGATTTCTTCAGGCTTAAACATTCTGTCTCACCGCCTTAATAGCATAGCCGTTCTCGTCCCAAGTAATCTTATACTGTCCCTCTTTGCACCACATGACCTGTTCCTGACCTGCCATAGAAATGTCACGCTTCATAAGGTCGGCAAGAGTAACAACATCCTTTGCAGGTTCGCCTTCCCTAAAGCCTTCCTTCACTTCTTTTTCATCCCATCCGCTATTCTCACGAGGAACAAGTTTCAGATTGAAACCCGCGTCTGCCAGACGCTTATTGATAACTGCATAGGAATCGCCATTTGCAAGTCCCTGTCTAATAATTTCCGTAATGCCCATGTTATTTTCTTCCTTTCTTCAAATAAATTAAAATGTAGTGCGCTGTACGCCTACTGGAATAAACTTGACGTTTTTCCTTCTTGAAATATCCTTGAGAACTTCCACCACAGTCAAGCATAACTGCATCCTGCCATCCATAAGACTGCAATAAAGTTGCAAGCTGTTCAGGCGTTTTCTTGGCTGTGCTTCCGTCCTTGGAAGCGTAAAGACATAGTCTCCGTTGTCCGTTTACAAGTTTAGTTCCAATAGCTGTTCTTCCACGTCTACCGCCTTGTGCTACATTATAGATAGGCTTGCTTAATTCTTTACCATTCATTACAATGTTAGAACAAGCAACGTAGTTGCTCCACCTGTCTGTAGGTACAATGTCAAGGTGGAAACTGTTGGTATCAAAGTTATCCCAAACATAACCACGATAACTGTACTTGCCATGAAACAAGACCTCACTATCATACTTCAATGGACAAACAGGTTTGCCATCTCTCATACTGTAAAGAGTTCCGTTAATTCCGTAGTCGGCACCAGTCTTTTTCATAATCGTGGACAACGGCAACCGCTTTCTTGTTTTCCTATTCCATACGTTTTGGTAAATTTCAATTTTGTCAATGTCATCAAAGGGAATTGATACAGCTATTTCATTCTGAATCTTTGCTCCCACAAGTAACACGCTCCTTTAAAAGACTTACAACCTCTTTTAAATCTCGCAGTGCTTCTGTGTTTTCCTTAACAACCTCAGTCCAACGCTCACTTTCAGCGGCGTGACTTTCACGTTCCTTATTCTGCATCCAAAACATGACTCCTACGCATACAATAGGGAAACCAAGATTGCTAACAAGCTGGGTAACAGTTGTGACGTCCATATCATTCTCCTTATAGCCGGATTTTAGATTGAGAAGGGGGTTTCTTGCCCCAGTCAAGGGCTTGCACCAGCTTCCGGCTGTGACTTTGTGCAACCCCCTTCTCTGATTATAAAATAGCATTATCGGAGATATTTCGTCAAGAGATTTTCACAAAGATACTCCTCAAATGTTATTTTCTGTTGCATATAGGCTTCCCACAACCATCCATACATCCGTCTGAACCGCTGAATATCGGCTTCACTGTCGGAATATTGTGGTGGGCTACCTGCTTTGTGCATTGAGACATAATATGTGCCGTCAGACTTGTGTCGGTATACACAGATTTTCGATAACGCACACACGGGAACAAATTCCTTTATAGGACGGCTCCCTACATTGCCCATGTCATTGAAAGAGAACTTGTTATCAAGTGCCATTTCGGAGAAACGTGTTCCTTCTGTTGCTCTATACAGAACAGTATTGCGTTTTTCTTCCGAAATAGGAGACTTCTGTAACATATACAAGCAGATACCACGGTGGTTATCTTGATAGACTTCTCTGCCCTTCTCTAACATATCAGTCGCTTTCTTAACAAGATTGAAACCAATAAAGACAGGGTTTGCAACATCGTTTGCGTTTGCGAGACATAGAAGTTGTACAGGTTTCTTTCCTTGAAGCTCTCTGTTTCTGTTTACAGTCTCATAACAGTTCATAAGTGCTTCAAATTCATTCTTAATTGGTCTTTCATGACGCTCTGGAATAAATTCATCAAATATCATAAGGTCAACGTCGGAAGCATCAAAACCTCTGATATTTGAGAATGTGGAGAGTGCGGCTGAATACCCAATAGGCTTACCGTCTGGAATTTGTTTCCCATCTTCATTTACTTTAAAGTAATAGAACGCGCTGTTATACTTTGTAACAGGCGAACAGCTAATGTTTAAATTCCTATCCTCACATATTCGCTTAAATGGTGAAAATTCAGGTCTTGTCACAATATCTGCTTGCGCTTGCGTTCTTCTTATGAATAGGAATGTTCTTTTTTCTTCCAAACACTCAACCAAACTTCCATAGGTTTTGCCTGTCCCTCGCCCTCCAACTGCGAAATTGAAGGGCAAGGAACGGCTCAATAGTTCATGGATATTCAGATAGCCGCTATCTAAGTAAATGCGGCTCATATTGTCTTAGAGAAGGGTGCAAGTAATGAACTCACGGCCCGCCTTAGAAGTACCAGAAGTGACACCAACAGAGAATTCCTCACCCTCCATCAGAGTTGCAATGTTCAGGAAATCCTTCTTAAAGGTTGCACTGTTGGTAGCAAAAACGGAACCGTCAGTATCCATCACAGATAGAACTTCAACCTCTTTGTTATCCTTACTGTTAAAATCGGTGTAAATGCAGTACGCATACACATCAATGCTGGAACCAACATAGTCCTTCATTTTCTTAATGCCTGCGTCCATTGTCATCTTGTACAGTTCCTTCTTGTTCAGTTCCTTGCTAATCTTGGTGATAGTCATTGTTCTTTCTCCTTTTAAAATAAATTTTATTTACCACAGCTATGCTGTTGGTTACATTCATATTTGAAAATTAAATCCCAAACATTATCTATAAATTCTTCTTCCGTGTAGAACGCATCATCTACATAGTCATCATACATTTTAATGACAGCATCTACAAATTCTTTATCACTCATATTCATACCTGCTTTCAGTCAATAGTCGCTTATAGTCGGCTGTTAATCCTAACGTGTAAGTGCTTGGTCGTAAGCAGACATTAGACGTAATTTTTCCTGTTCGTCCTTCCGCTGTGTATTCCGAAATGCTGGGTTTGTCATTATAAACTGCTTCAAGTCCTCCTGCTTTCTTAAATGTGAATCCCTCATGAAATGCTGTGATACCTCCATGTTCCTCTAACTCCTTTCCTCCAAGATTCTTTGAAACTCCTGCTATAGTGCAAACTAATTTGTCCTCTGGCTTCTCTCTGTATACATATTTCTTTGCCCCCATCGTTCTAAACTCACACATATCATGTTCTTTCTCATAGACACCCATATAATGTGTGATTCCAGAGGGGTCTGTTGCATATGCTCCGCTTTCCTTACTGTCTTTAATACGTTCTGCGTTAAACTTATCGAGATTTATCTCTCCAAGGTATTTCACAGAATCCGTATCACAGTATACAAATTGTGGAGCATTGGGGTCATCCGTATCACCATGCGCAAGCTGTATTCCTTCTTCTAATCTATATCTTGCCCACGCTGTTACCCATACACCCCATTGATACGCCAGAAACGCCTTTTTGTTGTATGATTTTAGAAGTTCTTCCTCATTGTCATTCTGCTCTTTAAAATCATCTTCAATGAATAGAATTGACTGCTTAACGGGGTCTTGCGCACACATTCCATACAAAGAATTTAGCTTGTTCTTGGATTTCATATAGAGAAGTTCTTGCCCCTCTACATTCTTTAACTCTGTTTTATAATGATAATATTGGCAAATTGTTTGTATCAATGGTTTAGGAAGATAGCCATATCTGGCTGTTGCAAAATCAAAGAACTTAATATCTTTCCAAGAATATTCAGATAGTATAATTTTTAGGTCTATATCTGTTATAGTTGTTTCCAGATATTCAGCGGAGATTATCCGTCCGTTATCTATCAGAGGATTCTCAACGTATCTACACTTAGAAAGTGATAAGTAGGGACAACCCCAATCTATACGTTTTAAATAAACCCCTGTAATTGCAACTCGCATCAGACAGGCTTTTTGCCGTTTGCCAATCATTTTGATTACTTCTTCATAGGGTATATTACCAAGACGGTAAAACTCGCTAATAGGAAACTTGCAATTACACATAACATCGGGATAACTGCTACTTCTATCGGCGCTGTGCACATTATGTAGCGTATAATCTGCATAATATCGGTTTGCGTGTGTGTTTCCTCCCCTGAATGCCTCTCTTAGCATCTTATAAATTTCATAATCCGGTAATTGACCTTTAATGAAACTCTGTGACACTTCCGACATTGCTTTCTTAGCGTCACGCCTTACATAACCTGTTGAAGTCAAAGGAAATGTATAGAGATTATCTCCATCATGCTTCATTTCAATTTCTATTGCTTCAACTAAGCCTTGCACATCATGTACACAATAGGCAATTTCATCATCGGTTAATTCAGTCCATGGATACCGCAACTTGTCATAATCGAATGTTCCTGTCAGCTTTTTATGTTTAACGCCCATTTTCTTTGTATAGGTGTCCAGATTCATATTGCTGTGAATGTATGAACACCTAAATTCGAAATGTTCGTGCATATTGCATTTTAGGACTTTTCTTGACTTAACTGCAAATACCTCGTCAGGCTGAAAATTGTAAATACCCCTCAAAAACTGAAATTCATAGGAAAGATTATGCACAAAAACAACCAAAACAGAATCATCAAGAATGTTCGCCAATTTACGTTGAAATGCTTCAAATTGTTCCCATGTCCTCCCAACTACTGTGTATTCATCACCAAATTGCCATTGCCAAACATACATTATAGATTGCTCTATATCTGCTAATCGTGTGGTCTCAATGTCAAATGCTGTGATTAAATCTTTGTATTTCGTTCGCTTTTTCGTTCGTTGATTGCCTGATTTCCTTTTAACAAGTGGAATTTCATACAGCCAGTCATAAGGGAATTTCTCAGGCGGAATTATCATAAAAACTCGTCTAATTCTTTAAATAAGTCTGCTGACGATTTTTCATTTTCGTTATTTTTCCGCTCATGTGGCTCGTCTTTCTGTTTCTTCCACTCTTTGAAATCTTTTAAAAGTTGGGCAGATTTATCAACTCTTTGTGACGCTCTCTCGAATGCTTCCGAATCCTTAATTTTCTCGTAAAAATCAAGCGCAACCGTTGAACCGTAACCTCTGAATTCACTATCTTTCCATTCTCTGAAAAACTCACCAACATCAATAAAATTGGATTCATCAATAAATGTATATCCATGTTCATGTAATGTTTGAATAGCTTTCCTACGCTGGCGCTTAATTCCTGCAAGTGTACCTGTTTTCGCTTGCATCATTTTAGCGACCTCCGCAAGTAATATCTTGCGTTCGTATGGTCTAAGTTCATAGGAAGGTTTGAACCTGTTCTGATTGTAGTACCATGTTTTAGACGCTCTACCAATATCGGACTTGGAAATTACTCTTAATCGCTCTTGTGCGATTTTACGCAGTCTTGTATATTCTGCCGTAATATTTTCGTCTGTCCAAACATCTGCATGGCGTATAGCGTCAAGAGTGTAATATTCAGGCGTTTCCTTGGGGTCAAGAATTTCGCCTGTATCCGGGTTTACCAGACGTTTTGTTTTGCTCATAACGCTTAATTTCCTCCCTAAAGAGCAGTCGGCATAAAGCCGACACGCTCATATCTTGTTCACAAGCTACACGGCCAATCTCTAATTGCAATTCGTATGGTAGAGATATTGTCATGTGACCTGTTGAGCATTTGCGAGTATTAGACTTAACCAATATTCAAAGTCCCTCCTTTCTCGTTTAAGTGTTATTCGTAGTGTAGGAAACTCTTTCTTGAGATTTATTGCTACTTCAAAGGCTTCCTCAAGGCTTTCCGTAAGGTATGAACGCTTTCCTAATAACCAGTGAACCGTCAGAACGTAATTAGTGTGTTTCATCTGCAATCCCTCCACGTATAGAAGAAACCAGAGTTGCCACAGTAATCGTGCTTAAACTTGGCAATGTGCTGTGCACTCGTACTGGTATAACCATATACAAGGCGTAGAAAGTCGATAAAGATAGGGGCAGCTTCTGGCGTTCTGTAATACACGGCTGCTACAATCGTATTGTAGGAACGGAGAACGGTAAAATGTTTGGTTTCATATACATGAGCACTGCATGAGCGTAAACGTCCTACGTATTGTAGACCGTTAACGCTGATTTCGGCATTTAGTTCATCAATATACTGTTCAATAATGGCGTTATCTGCAATCTGTTCTTTCTTGGTCATGGCTGTTGCTCCTTTTCATTTTATAATGGCCGTATATGTCCGATACCGCAGACAATGTTTCACGTGAAACGCTTAAAACGTAAACTTTTCCTTTTCAGATTTCACTTTGGGCTGGAACTGTGCATAGCAAGCGTCCACAGCGTCACGGATTGCCTGGAACATATTCTCAACCTGTTCTTCCGTGTATTCGTAGTTGCTTGATGCACAGTTGCTCAAAATATCGAGCTTGTCAATTACACTGTTGACACGAGGGCTCGCGATACGGATAAACTTTTCGTTCTTGCTCTCGTTTTCAGGGATGTTAACATTAGTCTTTGCCATAATGATGTACCTACCTTTTCAATAATATTTTAGGCGTGTTGCCTATGGACAAGGGCTTTTAATGGATAAACCCTTGAGAACCATATGTTTCACGTGAAACTTAATTATATTTCTCGCCAGTTAATAACTCGTACATTTCAACCGCAATGGCGAACCGTGCGCAACATGTAAGAGCCCTTGAATCATCATTACCAGCATAGTCTAACCACCATTTGGCATCCTTAAAATACTTGTCAGCGATTTCACGGGCTTTAGCTTTTCTTTCTTCCATAGTCATTTCATTTGCTCCTTTACTTGTTTGTTGTTTGATTTGTTCTTCCCTGTTTCTGATTATAGTATAACACATTTTAGGAAAATGTCAATACTTTTTTGCATTTTTTATTATATTGTATGCTTATAATAGATATCACATATACTTATGTTAGTGCTTTAATGCGCTAAAGAATCCTGTGAAAGTTTTAACAATCTCC